GAACTAGCAATGAAATGTTCGCCGTGTCAATCCCTCAATCGGGTTGACATGGCGGCGAACCACGGAGGCATTCATGGCATACGATCGCGGCCCGCAACTGTTCGATCCAACGGGGATCGCCAGTTTCCAGAACAACATCACGGCGACGGCGGGGGGCACGCGGGCCGCCGCTGTCCCCCTCCGGGCGGCGTTCAACAGGATTTCCGTTTGCGCCACGGCGGCCGATAGCGTCTCCCTGCCGCCCGCCACGGGCGGTCAGGAGGTGACCGTCATCAACTCCGGGACGGCCGCCGCTCAGGTGTTCGCGGCCCCCGGCACCAACGACCTGATCAACAACGCGGCGGCGGCGACGGGGATCAGTCTCGCGGCGGCCGGTAAAGCCCAGTTCGTCAGTCCCGATGTGGGCGTGTGGTTCTCCATTCTGTCGGCATAGGACCGTGTCATGATCGAGACGGCCGGTGACTTAATTGGTTTCGTCCTGAGGGCGTCGGGGATCAATGGTGTCGGCCAGTCCCCGCTCGCCGAGGACATGAGCACCGGCCTCGGTTTCCTGCGGATGCTCATGGCGCAATGGCAACGAAAACGGTGGCTGATCTGGCATGAGCAGGAGGTTTCCGTTCTCTCGACCGGGGCGCGTTATTACACGATCGGCGCGGGGCAGGATTTCAACGTCGGCCGACCCGACAAAATCCACGCCGCCTGGGTGCGCCTCCAGCCGTTCAGCAACCCGGTGGATCGCTCACGCCCTTACGGTGTCGGTCCCTACGGCGTTGGCCCCTACGGCCGCTACAGCGCCGCCAACACGGGGACCGTGCCGGTAGATCTCCACCTCTCCATCATCGAGGCGAAGGAGGACTGGGCCTCGATCACCATCAAGAACCTGTCCTCGATCCCGGCGGCAGTGTTCTACGACAGCGCGTTTCCGGTTGGGCGCGTGTATTTCTGGCCAGTCCCGATCGCCGCTCATTACGAAATGCATCTGGTCGTGAAAGGATCGCTGCCGGTCTACGCGGCGCTCACCGATCCGTTGAACCTGCCGGACGAATATATCGAGGCGTTGGTCTGGTCACTCTGTGTCCGCATGCAAATGGGTTACGGACTGCCCGCGCGTCCGGACCATGTCGCCGCGATGAAGCAGGCGACGGAAACCGTCAAAATGGCGAACAGTCAGATCGGCCTGTTGAGCATGCCGGCGGCGCTCAGTGGGCGGCGCGGCGACGTGTCGTCATGGGCCGGACGTGGTTTGAACCAGGCCTGGATCACGGGCGGCGGGAGCGTGCTTTCATGAGCGGCATCGATCCGACACGGCAACTGATCATCGAACTTGAAGCGCGCGAGTGGGACGTCGTCATGACGGGCCTGTCCTTGTTGCAACAGCATGCCGGCGCCGTCGCCAACAAGATCGCCCGACAGGCGCGGGAAGGCGTGGCACGCCCCAACGGTCTCGCGAAACACGATGCCCCGGAGCAACAGCAATGAGCTACACCAGAACCCCGCACCTCCAATTATACAAACCAACGGTTGGCGCGGATGATGATCAGTGGGGAAACCATATCAACGCCTCAATGGATATTATCGACACGTCATTCACGACGGGGCTGCCGTATCTGCCGCTGACCGGTGGCGGCACCGTCACCGGTAGCATCACCGTCACCGACACGGTCAACGCCGGGACGTTTTCCGCGATGCCGCCCACGACGAAATTCTTCGCGCAGGACGGCGCGCACATCAGCCGTATCGCGGATCGATTGTTCGTGGGGCCGGCGACCGCCAATGACGGGCGCTATCCGAATGTCGGCCAGGACTGGCTCCAGGCGTTCCTGGCGACACCAACCGGCGGCGCCGAAGTAGGGCCGATGGTGGGCACGACGATGTCAGTGCTCAGCATCAACGGCCAGTTCGGTTTCGTTTCGGGTTCGCGCACCAGCGACAATACGACGCCCAACAGCAGCAACACGATCGGCATCGCCTCTTACGCGATCAACGATGATACCACGTCGGGCAGCAACGCGTGGGCCTACTATGGCGAGGCGCGGCGATTGTCTGGCGTCAATGACCTGGTGACATTCGGCATGGAGATGGACGTCTCCAATCAGGGCTCGCTGGTCCAGCCGAATCCGTATGGGCAATATCCCGGAGAAACCGTCAGCATCCAGGTCGGGTCTGGCGTCGGCGTGACGTTGCCAGGGGCGCAGGATACGAGTACCGGCATCGCGCTCCAGGGCAATCCGACAAAGTTCTGCGCGGGCATCCTGTTCAGCGCCAACTCGATCCGAGGAACCGATGGCGTGACCGGCGCGGGAGACGCGATCGTATTCGCCAAAGGCCACACACTCTCCTGGTATTCGGCGGACGGCAACGAAACGTCGAAGGTGCAGGGCAATATCAGCGACTTCACCAAGGCGACGGTGCTTGAGTTCAACGATACCGGGTTCACCGTGCAAGGCCCTGGCGGTGGCGATCTGCTGGTCGTGCCGCCGGTCGCGGGCTCGGTGAACTTTCTCTCGCTGACGGGTGCTCCCGCCGGCGGCCCGGTGGGCGTGACGGCCGGGGGCGCGGATACCAATGTCGATCTCGCGTTGGTCGCCAAGGGCGCCGGGTATATCGCCGTGACGACGCCCACGGCGACAGCCGCCACGGCCGGCGCGTCGGGCGCGGTGCCCGCCCAGGTAGTGGGCTACCTACAGGTCAAAATCGCCGGCACGATCCGTAAAATCCCGTTCTACGCGGTGTAGTGGGTGGCTCGCGTTCCTCTTGTAGGTGGGGCCTACACGGCGCGGAGCGTCATTGCCTCGGCGCAGCGGGTGATCAATCTGTATCAGGAACCAATGCCCGAGGCGCAGGGCGAGCCGATGCCCTCGGCGCATTACCCGACGCCGGGAAGCAGGCTGCTCGGCAGCATCGGCCCCGGCCCGATCAGAGGCATCCGGCAGGCCGCCACCGGGCCGATCTATGCCGTCTCGGGCAGCGGCGTGTATCTGGTAAACCCCACGACCTGGGCGGGGTCGCGCCTTGGTGATATCACCGCCGGCCTGACGACGCCGGTCTCGATGGTGGACAACGGCATCGATATGGTGATCGTCGATGGTTCATCGAATGGCTGGCACATCACGCTGGCCGACAACACGTTCGCCCCGATCGTCCAGAACAACACACTGGCTCCAACGACCATGATCACCGGCACCGATCCGATCGTGCGCGATAACGCCCGCTACACGCCGTTCGTGCCCACCAGCGGCGGCCGCGTGAGCCGTATCACCGTTTCGCTCGGCGCCGGTTTCGCGGGCCATATGAAGTGCGCGGTATACTCGGCTGGGCTGGGCTCGGTGCTCGGATCGGCGGTTCCCACCACCAGCCCGGTGGCGGGGGTCAACACGTTCCTGTTCGTCGGGACCGATGGTACGCAATCCTCGATCCCCGTGGAAAAGGACACCGAATACTGGATAGGTTTTGATTGCGACCAGAGCGCCGGGACGTGGAATACAGGCAGCGGCGGCGCGGCGGGCGCCACCAGCAACACGACATATACCGCGTTTCCGGTCGCGTCACCCAACCCCACGCCGGCCAATCCACTGATATGCACGCTCCTGATACAGACCGATCCCGGTGCCGTGTTCGTCGGCGCCGATAAGGTGGACTATCTCGATACGTATCTCCTGTTCAACAAACCGAACACGCCGCAATTCTATTCGTCCGACAGTCTCGCGCTGTCGTTTGATCCGCTGTGGTTCGCCAATAAAGAAAGTTACAGCGATCTGCTGCGGACTTTGGTGGTGGCCAAGCGGGACATATGGCTGTTGGGTGATCGCACGACCGAGATATTCGCCAACGTCGGCGCGGCGGACTTTCCGTTCCAGAGTCAGCCGGAGGTGTTCATAGATCACGGGATCGTGGCGAAATACTCAGCCGCCAACTATGATAACGGGGTATACTGGCTCTCACGCGATCGGCAGGGCCAGGGTATCGTGATCCAGGGCAGCGGGTATCAGACCAAACGCGTGTCCACCTATGCCATCGAGGCCGAAATCGCGGGGTATTCCAGGATCGATGACGCGATCGGCTTCACGTACCAGATCGCCGGTCATGCGTTCTACGTGCTGACGTTCCCCACCGCTGACAAGACGTGGTCGTATGATATCACCACTGAGCGCTGGCACGAATGGCTGTGGACCGACGTGAATGGCGCGGAACACCGGCATCGCGCGAATTGTTATTGGTCGTGCGACGGCGTGTCGGTCATTGGCGACTGGCAGAACGGCAACCTGTATGCGCTGGATCTTAACGTGTTCACCGACAATGGGCTGCCGATCAAGCGCCTTCGCTCGTTTCCGCATATGGTGGCGGATGGAAAGCGGGTGTTTTTCCGCCAGTTCATCGCGGACATCGACCCAGGCAACCAGTCCACTCCGACCTCGGAACGATCGATCAGCCTCCGCTGGTCGGACGATCGTGGCCACAGCTACGGCAATCCCGTGATCCAATCGATGGGCGATGTGGGTGAATATCGGACTAGTTTGCAATGGCAACGATTATCTTACGCCAGAGACAGGGTGTTTGAATTATCATGGAGTGTAGCGGCGGCAACATCTTTGCAGGGAGCATGGATTGATGTCACGCCAGCGGGGAGTTGAATCATGACCGCGCCTGTTATCCTCGGAATTATGCAATTCTCCGACGCGGATGGGCACCCGTATGCCGGCGGCACCATCGACACGTTTGCTCCAGGTACCTCCAATCGCAAAGCGACGTGGCTGAACCCGAACGCCTCGGCGAACAACCCCAACCCCATCGTGCTCGACGCCTCCGGGCGGGCTGTCATTTACGGTTCGGGTCAATACAGACTGGTGTTGAGAGATTCCGTGGGGAATCAGGTCTGGGATCAGGCCGGCTCATCGATCGTGTCCGACGTCATGGCGCCGGTCATGCTCGCGCCGACATACGCCGACGCGGTACACATGCTCGGGATCGATGCGTTGATCGCCGCCGAGGCCGCCGCCAGGGTCGCCGGAGACGCGGCGGAAGCGACCGCCAGGGCCGCGCGGGATAACGCGCTCGCCGACACCATCAACGATACGCGGATCGCGCTCGGCGGCACCGACATGGCGCTCAACAGCGAGGTAACCCGCGCCACCGGCGCCGAGGCCACTTTGCTGTCCCAGATCGCGGCCCTGTCGGACACTGTCACCGCTGTCACACTTCAGGGCGGCATCGCCGCGACCGATCTGTCCGGTCACGTCAGAATCACATTCCCGGTCGCGTTTTCGACAACGGTGACGGCGTTCGTCTGCTCGGTGGTCGGCACCGCCTCGGTCGCGCCGTTCGATTTCACGTTGCAGGCGACGGCTGATCTGGTGGGGGCCGATGTCCATGCCCTGCAGGCCGGCCTGACGGCTACGACGGTGTGTAACTTTTCCTGGCTGGCGGCGGGGAGTTAGACACCTGATGCCCTCAAATCGCGACATGGCACGGTTACGCCACGCCCGGCATGTTGGTCCGTCCGCGCCCTCCGGCGGTTCGTCCGTCCCCGGCACGGCCTCCAACGGGGATATCTTTTGTCAGTTACCGCCGCCGGATGGGTTCACCGATCCCAGCGGCACGCTGAGCGCGGCGTGGCTGGCCTGCATCGGGGCGTTGCACCGCCGCACCGGGGACGCGGTCGGGGTATCCAGCGCGGACAACGCGACCCAGATCGCGGCGGAGGAGGCGGCGCGCATCGCGGCCGATACGGCGCTCCAGGGGGGTCTGGACGCCGAGGCGGCCACGCGGGCGTCGAATGATACGGCCGAGGCCAATGCCCGTCTGGCGGCCGACACGGCCGAAGCCAACGCCCGTATCACGGCGGATGCCGCCGAGACCAGCGCCCGCATCGCAGCCGATAACGCGCTCAACGCGGCACTGCTGCCGAAGCCGGGCGGCGGGGTGAACTGGTCGGCGGGGAACGGGGCGCCGGGAGCGAACCAACCGAGAGGTTCGCTGTTCTCACGATTGGATGGCGCGGTGGGTAGCACGCTGTACGTCTCGCAAGGCGGCGGGACATGGAACCCGGTCCCGGGTGTATGAGAAACTTTCAACTCATAGCCCAGAATGTCGATGTGTTGCCGCTGGTGCTGGATCTCTACCGACAGCCTGGGTTATGGAATGAACACACGGCACGCACGGGCGGCGAAGGATCGTTTACCGGCACTGACGACATCTGGGTCCGGTTCCGCGATCCCGCCGAACTGACGTCACGCGAGGCGTTCAACGAGCCGTTCATCCCGGTCATGTATCCCGCGTGGCACGCGTTACCGCACCTTCGCCCGTTGGTGTTCAGCCTGATGGCGCGGTTGGAGGCGGTGCAACTCGGCGGCGTGCTCATCACAAGAGTCCCTGGCGGCCAACAGGTGAAGCCGCACGACGATCGGGGGCGTTGGCACCCGACATTCTTCCGGACCAAGGCCTACCTTCCACTGGCCACGAATCCGAACTGTGTCAGCACATGCGAGGACGAGCGGATCGTCATGGGCGTTGGGGAATGCTGGCTGTTTGATAACCTGAAGGTCCACTCGACGGTGAACGACGGTGAAACAGACAGGATCACCCTGATCGTTTCGATGCGGGTTGAATCATGAAACGCGCATCAGAACAACCGGTCTCCGTCGAGATCAAATTGACCGATGACCTGTTCGTGAAGACCGCCACCGTGGCACGGGCCGGGACGATCATTCCGCAGCACAGTCATCGTTACGATCACATCACACTGCTGGCATATGGTTCCATGCGGATCGTGGCCGGGGACGTGATGCTGGGGGATTATACCGGACCAGTCGGCGTTCTGATCAAGGCTGGCGTCAAACACACCATGACCACGCTCACCGATGGCGTGGTGTTCTGTTGCATCCATGCGCTGCATGGGACGGACGGCGTCGAGGTTGAAGAAACGCACGAACTGGAAATGGAGGACTGAGAATGCCGTTCGGACTCTCCGCCGGCGCCGCCGCCGCCATCGGCGCTGGTGCCTCCGCCGCCATCGGTGCTGGCGCCTCGATCTACGGCGCCAACAAAGCAGCGGGCAGCGCCAAGGACGCGGCCAACCTCCAGCAACAGCAATACCAGACCACGCGCGGCGATCTGTCGCCCTACTTCACGCCGGGGATACGCGCGTACGGGAACGCGTTGACGCTGGCCGAGAGTGGTCCCAACGGGCCGAATGGGCCGGATTACATCGGTCAGGCGGCGGCGAACGTCCCATTGCGGATGACCCAGGCGGAACTGGAACAGACACCCGGATATCAGTTCGCCCGCGACCAGGGCCTCAAGGCCACGCAGTCGGCCGCCGCCGCGCGGGGACTGGGCGTGTCCGGGGCGGCGCTGAAAGGCGCGGCGGAATACGCGACCGGGTTGGCGAACAAGACCTATCAGGACCAGTTCAATATCGCGCAACAGCGGTTCAACGATTACATCAATCTGAACACCGGCCAGCAGGGTAACGTCCAGAATCAGTTCAGCAGGCTTAATGCCCTGGCCACCATTGGCGCGAACGCGGCGGCGCAGAGCGGCACGGCCGGCACGAGCGCGGCGGCCACGGCGGGCAACTACATCAACCAGGGCGGCCTAGCCTCGGCCGCCGGGGTGCAGGGCGTCAACAGCGCGATCACCGGGGCCGCGAACAACTACCTCGCTTACGACGCCTACAACCGGCGGACGGCGGCCATCCCAACGGGGTTGACCGGATATTCCGATCCGACGACCGGATTTAATAATCAACCCGGCTATGATCTAACCAAACAGGCATAATTCGCCATGGCCGATGACCTGATCAACGCCCTCTCGACCGCCAACCGCTCATCCTCGGTGCTCCAGGGCATCGCCAACCCGCCGCAGGTCAATCCGCTGGCCGCGATCAACGCCGGCAATCAGGCGGCGGAGCAGTCGTTCAGAACCGATATAACGCAGATGCAAAAAGGCGCGGCGCTTTCGGCGTTGATCGCGTCACAGGCCATGACGGTCGCGAGAGATGGGTCCGACGCCAATCTGGCCGCCTCTTTCGCGAACCTGAGAGCGTCGGGCGCGGTTCCTCCGCAAGTGGTTGATCAGGAATACGCGCGCTGGCAGGCCATGACGCCGGCGGAACGTCAGGATAACGCGCACCGTGTCGGCCTGTTACATCTCGATCAATTAAGCCGTGTGCTCGGATCGACGACGATGCAGAACACAGGCGGCCAGATCGTGCCGCTGACACTCAATCAACCCAGGCCCGGCCTGCCCGCCGGATCGATCATCACGGGACCCGGAGCGGTTACCACCACGGCATCGCCTGAGACTGTGCTCGGCCTGCCCGACGTGGTCTACCCGGCGACGGCGAAAGATGTCGCCGACGCGGCGGCTCGTGGCCAACACCTGGAAGTCGGGCAGGATGTCCGTGTGTCGGGCGCTGAACGCATCACCCGTTTCGGATTGGGTGGATTACTTCCACCGGGTGCCAGGGAGGTGCCAACCGCCGGAGGAGGCGCGGGCGGTGGCGGTGGGGGAGGTTCGCAGCCTCCGGTCATCCGCAACAGCGATGGCACGGCGGCAAGCCCCACCAATCCACCACGCGCACGCCAACTCAACGTGCCGGGACAGGCGCCCCCGGCGCCCCAGGCGCCTCCCGCGCCACCAGCCAATCCGCCCGCCCCCAATTCCCCCGCTGTCGCTCCGGCGCCGGTCGGATCAACTCCACCGGCCGCTCCGGTGGTAATCCCTCCACCCGCTGCCTCCGCTCCATCCGTCGCGCCACCGCCCAACTCCGGCCCCCTGCCTGGCCAACCGCCTGGGACACCGCCAGCCGGTCCTCCCGGTTCAACCTCGATGCTCAGCGGCGGCACTCGGGTCGCATCCACCAACGCATTGCAGGTCCCCGCGACGGGCGCCCCTGGCGCGCCTAATCCGCTCGTCCCCGGTGACGTGGCCGCGATACAGGCGGGTATGGCCCAGGCCAGAAACACGCCGCGACCGCCGGGCACGCGTACCGCCTATGACACAATGGTTACCGGCCCCGGCTACGATGAAAAGGTGTTGGCGCAGACCTCGCAGGAGCGGCTCGCCGCTGACACGAAACTGGCGTCGAACTACGCCGCTAACATATTTCCCTACACGCAGGCGCTCGCTTCGCTCGGCCGGGGCGTGACGACGGCACCGACCACCGACGAAGTTAACAGAATGAAGGGATGGGCCGGCGGCGTTGCCCGAAGCCTGGGTTTCAATGGCGTGTTCGACAGCACGAAGAACTACGATGAATTGCACAAGTGGCTCAGTCAGATTACCACCAACAATCCGGTAGCGCAGGGATCTGACGCGCGACTGGCCGCGACGATGTCCGGTAACGCCAACACGGGAATCCATGAACTGGCCAGCGCCGACATGATGAAGGTCGGCGTGGCGTTGATGCGGATGAACGCCGCCGCGAGCAGTGAATGGTTGAATAATCCAGACATTCGTTCAAAGTATGGTTATTACAACAACTTTCTGAACAACTTTAACAAGACCGTCGATCCGCGCGCGTTCGCCTGGGATATGTATAACGATGCGCAGAAGAAGGATCTGGCGGCTGACCTTGAAGCACACAGGAAAGATCCAACCTACGCCGCGAAACTGAAGGCATCCCTCGATATGGTTCGCAAGAACGGTTACATGGGTGAACAGCGGGCGATGCCCTGATGGCCGACGATCCCTTCCTCGGCACTTACGCGCCACTGGCCAATGATATCGCGCAACGGACAGGCGTTGATCCGTCAGTCGTGCTCGGAATTATCGACATCGAGACCGGGCGCGGCCAACACGTCCTCGGCAACAACATCTTTGGCATCAGCCCCGGCGGCAAGGTCGCGCAGTATCCCGATGTGCAGACGGCGGCTGACGCTTTCATCGGTTTGATGGGAAAACCGAACTACCGCGGCGTGGCGACGGCGCCTGACCCAGCCTCCCAAGCGGCGGCACTGGTCAAGGGTGGTTATAATACCGTCAATCCCAATTACGCGAAGCTGGTCGCCGGAAGCGCGCTCAATATCGGCAAGCAACTCGGGTATCAAGAAAGCGCTGCTTCGCCCGCGTCGGCGGCATCTCCAGCGGCGGCCCCGGCACCTGTATCCGTCTCGATCACCGACGATCTGGTGAAAGAGTTGCAACCCGGCGGTGGCCAGTCGCCTCCGGCAACCACTCCAGCGCCAGCCACGGCAGCAGGGGGAAGCCAGCCTGCCTCGGCGACCGACGAACTGGTCAGGGAACTACAGCAGCCTTCGCAACCCGGCGCACTGACCGGACCTCCGGAAAAGAAGCCAGGTGATGTGTCGGCGGTTGGCGAAGGGTTGCTGGCGGAAGCTGAAGCCAACGCCGCGCCAACGGCGGCACAAGGCGCGGCCAACCGCATTCTCGACGCGACGGCGCGGGGTTGGCAACGCTTCAATCCGGAATCGCCTGAACAGGCGGAAATCAATCAGCGGACAATGGTCGGGCGGTATTTGGTCCACCCACTCGTCCAATTGAGTAGTGTGCCGTTTCGCGCGATGGAGGCAGCCGGCGCGGCGATAGGCCATACCGCTTATGAAGCCGGGAACGCGCTTGATCCGCGTCTGGGGCGCGATTTCTATATGGCCAGTCAGGTGCTGCCCGCCGCTGGTATTTTCCGTGAGCCAATGCTGGAACCGCACGCGTGGATGCAGCGCGAGTTGGGAACACCCACCCGGCCAGGACTTCCACCACTCGGGCCGGAACCACCAAACCCACTGTCGCGGCCCGCGTTTGTATCAGAACGGACGGCGCCACCACGGACGCCTGGGATGACGGACGCGGAACGGATCAGACAGTTGATCCAGCATGATACGGCGGAGACCGCCCCAGGCGGGCCGCCGGAACTCACCCCCTCGGCGACCCCACCTTCGACGGGAGGCCCCACCCCAGCCAGGGCACCGGTCACGGCGCGGCCCGTCGAGGGGCCGGAGATATTGAACGCGGGAAGCGGGGCCGCCCCGCGAGCGACAGCAGAACCGGCGGCGGCATCGGCTGGAGGTTGGAGACCGGTGCAGGCTGGCGAGGTGTTCCAACCGGGCCAGCAATTCCGCATGAACCAGACAACCGGAGCATCTGAGGTTTACGAACCTGGGACTGCGGGTCCTGCAACCGCGTCAGGATCGAAATCCGGCGGTGCCGCCGCCACGACAGATCCGATACCGGATCAAACCAAAACACAGACAGCCACCAACATCCGCAAGGATGTGGGCCAGACCGCAGTGGAACGCGCGGGCGGCGAGAAAGTAATGCGAGACGACAATACTTATGTCGAGGGTATCCCGCCGCGCCCCGAAGCATACCGCGATTTCAACGCGCAAACCGCGCTCGATCATAAGTATTTTTACGGTCACGGCGGGAGCACTAAATACCGTTCCGATATTGATGCCATCAACGACGAACGCCATGCCGGCATGACGGACATGATCAAGACCGAGATGGGGGACGCGAACACACGCAAGGCGCTGGAGGACCAGAGACGGGAGTTCACGCCTGAAAAGATGGGTGTCTTCGCGGGTGAGAAACCCGTCGATCCGGCAATGCTCGACAGCATTCATGCATTGGTTGATCAACTGATCGAACGCAACATCAAGGATGACGGCGTCAGGAGTATTCTGGAGAACGTTAAGGAGAAGTTGCACGACGCGGAGGGCAACCGCGAGGTGCTGCCGTCCCAGTTGCAAAAAGTGCGCGACATGATGACGCGCAAACTGGAACAGACGGGCGGCTCGGACACGGCGGCGCATAACGCGAGGCAGGCCAGATCGGCGCTCACGGAAACGGTCGAGGCGCTCAATCCCGTGATGAACTCAGGTGCCCCGAAGTGGGATCTCTGGCGACAGAAATGGGCGGAGATGTCGAAACCCATCGATAAACAGGAATTCTTGCAGGACTACGATGTGGGACGCTCCAAGAGTTTGTGGGACCCAAAAGGAAAACTACAGTTTCGCAAGGTGCAGCAATTGCTGGCCGATATCGCGAACAATTATGACAAACCCACCCACCCGGCGCAGTCCCTGACTGATGCCGAGGTTCAGAAACTCGTCGCCGTTCGAAATGAACTGGGCGCTGAACATCTGACGGAAGTTCAGGGGAGAGTGCCGGGATCTCCGACGATGCAACTGCGCGAACGGGCCGCCAAGGAAGGCGGCTCATCGATGGCGGAACTGGGCCGGTTGGCCGCGACTGGCATCGCGCATGGCATCGGCGGTTACGCGGCGGTGAAGGGCCTGCCCGGCGTCAACGCCGCTGTTGGTATGTATTCCGCCACGCGCCCGTTCAGGCAAATGCGGAAAGCCGCGAAAACCGCCGCTCAGTTGGAAGCGGAGAGTAATGCGTTGAAGCAGCGCCTCCTGTCACAGCCGCCGCCTAACCCATTAAGCCAGTATTAGTGGCCGGGACTATTACCAGGAACTTGCCTTAGCCTGACACCATCCATCTGATTCCCATCTCGACCGAGCCTAAAGCCCATCCAAATATAAATAGCCAGATCGACGCCCACCATATCTTCATGCTGATGGACATCGACGGGCGATACACATTGATCCATTCCCCCGCCGGGGTTGGCTCGGGCGGTGGTCTGGTGGCCTCCTTCTTGTCGGCCGTCTCGGCGGCGCGGCGCGCTCTTTCCTTCCATTGGTGGCGCTCAGCTTCCGCTTTCGCCCGTATCTCCGCCTGCCACTGCCGTCGTCTGGCCTCATCATTGGCATACACGTCAGGCGGGGGAGGTGGAGGCGGTGGCTCGACCGCCGGCAACGACAGCATCTCGGCCCACGTCAACCCGTGTCGCTTTCTTAACGTCTCGATCAATCGCGCCGCGTTTTCTCGCTCCCCCTCATGGTCTGAGCCAAGCATCCCCAGTATCCGCGCGAGGCGGGCACGCTCGGCGGCGGTAATCATCGCCATGTCACTCTCCGGGCCACGACAATCTTCGCCGCCGCGTCGGACTCCGCCAGCATCGCGCGCGGGATGGCGTCTGCCGCCCACCAATAAATGCCCACCAAAAGCAAGCCAATCAGAAGCGAGGCCAGCAGGCGCTGGAGCGGCGGGCCGGTCATCAGGATTTCAACTTCGGATCGACGATGACCTCGGTGTCCGGACCAATGAGGGCCTCGAGCAACCCGGCCATTTTTGCCTCTGTCTCGTCGCTGAACAGTATAATATCGGCGGCCAGTCCACTCTCCCGTGCGGGAATGCGAATGTAAGTGTCGCCGGGCTCGGCGCGAAACCGGTCGAGATTGCCCCAACTCAGACCGATGATGTAGGTGTCGCGATCGTTAATCATCCCTCGGGCTTTGATCATCGTAATCCCTCACGTGCGACCATCTCGGCACACTCGGCGCCGCTCATCATCCGCGCGCCGGCTTCCAGGCGTTCCGCCTGGTCGGCCAGTTCCTCCAGCACGTTGGAGACGAGCGCCTCGCCCGCCGTGTCGCATGGTATCCCCAGCATCGTGCGATACCGCCGCCGCGTGCTGATCCACAGCGCCAGATTACGCAGTTCCTCACTCAGCATCCCGCGCCTCCTGTTTCAACCGCGCGATCGCGTTGACCGCCCCATAGAGGATGTCAGCGGGCGGCGGTTCGATGTTGCAACGGCACCAGCTCGTCAGTCTCTCGACGCGCAGGATGTCGTCGGCGCGGCGGTCCCACGGGTCTGTGACGTCGTAACACCCGGCGGCGCCCTGGACCCGTGAGGGACGATCCGCGCTCATGCCACCCTCTCGATCACGCGGTGCATGTCGGCCAGCACTTCCTCGGCGCACTCCAGGTGGAACACCTCGCGGCCAATCCAGTCGGTGGCGCCATACTCGCCGCAGAGACCGCAGCACCGCTCCAGCACGCCCGTGCCATCGCACGCAGGGCATCGCGTGCCGCCACCGGGATGGTTGCCGTGAAACGCCACGCCATCCTCGCAGCGGCCGCAGGCACCCGTCAGAGGGGCCGGGTTGCGCCGCGTTGACGTCGGCAACCGTACATTGTAGGGTTCTGGATCATGACAATCGCGTGACACCGTTCCGCGTGCGTAAGAGTCGCGCCCGCTCTCCAGTATCGAAGAATTAAACCGAGTCCAGCGTGGTATTTCCGCTTGTCCTGGTTGTGCTGGCTGGTAAAATACCCGGCTCGCGTCGGGATCATTGCTTTCAACGTCTGAGAAATACTCAGCAACAGGGAGTAGTCCGCAATGGGCTTTGAGCATGTCGGCCTCCAATCAACAGAGGCCAGACTATTCACCCTGGGTGAAGGTGTCAACGGATTTGTCCCACCTTTTTTCACGTTCGGGGAAATCAGTGCCCGAACGAAGGAGGACGGACCCGCGCCGCGACTGGACGATGACGAGTATCCGCACCCGCCGGCGGCGAATCAGCCGATGCGGCGCGACCGCTCGTATAAAAAGGTGAAGATTGAGTCGGAGCGCGTTCGGAGGTTGATCAGTTCGATTCGAGATCGCGCAGCCGGTCAGCCATCCGAGACTCCCGGAAGCCGGCACGGCTCCCAAAATAGAACCAGTCGGTAGTCAACCCGAACTCCCGCGAGGCCAGTTCGATAGCCTCGTGGTTCGGCGGGTTGCGATAGCGCGCGATGTTGGTCAGTTGCGATGGCGTCAGACCGACGCGCGCGGCGAAGCGGCCCTTGGGCAACCCGCTCGCCTCCTGCGCCAGCATGAACCGGTCGCACATCTGTCTCGTGAGAATCGTTCCGTGGGCTGACATGCCGCCAGGGTATGTCACTGGCGGTGAACTACGCAAGGGTCCGGTGGATAAGCCTTGGTGAAGTCCACCCCTTGACTAACGCGTTCACCTCAAATGAACTAGCGGGTATGTCCCGTTCCCTGGATCAGCTTATATCGGCTCTCGGCGGTGAGACCGCCGTGGCCGACTTGCTTGGGGTTGGCCCAAGCGCCGTCAGCAACTGGAAAGCACGCGGGCTGCCCAAGGCGCGCTGGGTTGATTTTGTCATCCTGGGCCGGGAGATGGGCGTCAGACCCATCATCACACTCGACGAGATCCGGTTGGCGGCGGCGGCAATCGATAACGCGTGGAGCGAACCAGCGTGACAACGCGGCACTAAGGGAGGTGGGATATGTGGACATTGACGTGGCAGGACTTTAGCCGGCACGCGTTCGGCGACCCGAAACCGATTGTCCAACGGGATACGTTCAACGACAGGGACGAAGCAGACCGGCGGAAAGCCGAGTTGCAATCGTGTGGCGTCGTGGCCTGCGTGACGCCGCTGGTGATCCGGCGCCAGCGACAAAACCCCAGGCTCTACGGCGAGGCTCCGCGCTTCAACGCGGGATGGAAGTTGGCCGAATGAGCGGGCATTGGTCCGACGCGCCGCCGGATCGCATCGTAACGATGCCGCCGTGCTCAAAGCAGCAGCCCGTTCTGCTGGACCCAGGTTATGGAGTCCTTCGACCCCTTACTGAGGTTGCACCCCTTACACATGAGTTGGATGTTTCGAATGTAGTTCGTTCCACCCTTTATCAGCGGGACTATATGGTCTCGGTGATATCCCTCTCCCAACTTTTGGCGACAGGCGGGATTAGCGCATTTGTCCCTCTGCTTAACCAGCAGGCCTTTGATCTCCGCGAGTGTGTGCTTACCTTCTGCTTTTTTTCGCCGCGCTCTACGGTTAGCCGTATTCGTTCTGGTATAGTCCTTGTTTCTGGAGGTCCAGGCCGCGTTATGCGCTCTCGTGCGGTCAGGATTCTGTTTTCTCCATTCCGCGACGCGCACTTTTTCGCGTTCTGGATTAGCCTTCGCCCAGGCTATTGTCTTCTTAATGGACTCTTCTCTGGTTCTGGAATACCCGCGACGGCGGTAGATCAGGCTGCATTCCACGCAGATCATTGTGCGGACAAATCGCTCCGCGACGTGCCCGTGGATGCATGGTCTGCCCGTGAAATACCGCTTTCGCCCATTGGTGCTGGCGTCTTCGCGTGTGACAAGCGGGCCAAGAAAAGGCAAACTGGTGAAAGCCAATCGGGTGCTCCTATCGCTCGAAAGGTCAGAGGCGTGGTGGCGCTGGAACGCTGCCATGCCTCGTCATTTTACATAGATGGCGCGGTTCCCGCAACGGGAAACGGGGGTTCGCCATGAGCGAACAACCCGCCGTCATCGTCACCATCCCGACGCCGCCCAGTCTTAACAAACTTTGGGTCACCGCTCCTGGCAAGCCGCGCGCCCGCTCGTCCGAGTATCGCGCGTGGGCGGAGCGCGCGGGGTGGCTGCTCAAGATGCAGATCGTCGGGATGGCGCCACTGGATTGCCGTTTCAATCTCGATATTGAAGTGCCGATCTCGCGCCGCGACACGGGCAACCATGAAAAGGCGCTGTGCGATTTGTGCGAAACTTGCGGAGTTGTAACGAATGATGGCAACGCGCATCGGATCAGCGTGACGCCAACGGAACGGACGGACTGCCTGCTTGTGTTCACGC